TAAACTTTGATGTCTACTGTGTCAAACATCTGTCCAGGAACGACTTCTTCAGGTGCGTAACTTGTATCTGGTGACACAAATTGATCGCCCTCTAACACAATGTCGCTAGGTGCGTGTCCAAGTGCTGATGTGAACAGTCCACCCTTAACTAGTGTATCCAGCGTTCTATCATCTGTTGGCGTTAGCACACCGTCGTCGTCAAAAGGTATGAACTCAACAAGTGCATTCGCCTCGGGTGTTTCCGTGATTGCAAAGCGTACTGTTGATCCATCTCCTCTGATCAAGTCAGGAAGTTTTTTCCTTGTGCTATCATCTTGTGTAATGTACACCTGGAACACATCTGTTGTTGCTGGAGCAGTGTCAAAAGTGTAATCATTGTTTGTTCCGTCTGCCCTAAATGCCTTGATCCTAGATTCACCATAGTTGTCCCATGGGAAATCATACCAACCTTCGTTGTCCCAACCTGCTTCTTGTGAAAACAATAGTCCCGTCACCATTGTTCCACCGTAGTCGACACCTGTCATGACTTGGTCTAATTCGTTGCCTGGCATGCCGGACCCTGGAGTGTAAAATCCTTTTGTCCTGTCTGCCGCTGTGACTCCGGTCTCGTTGCCGTATACTTTGTAAAGGTTGCCTATGCCCTCATCGAAATCAGTTGTCGACGTAAATGCATTTGTCACTTTGTAAAGCTGATTACTGTATCTTAAAAGATCGTTGTAGGCGTAACTTGTACTTGCTGTCCAATCCACCACCCTGGATGTACTTGACACCCTATCAAATTTTATTGTGGTGTCGAAATCTCTTACTAGGTCGTTGCTCAGGTTAGGGTATGCTTTGGCAGTGTCTGTTGGCGTTGACCCATCGTCTGTTCCACCAGTGATCACCACTGTTGGTGTTGCGGTGTAATTTGCACCTATGCCCGTCACAGCAATTTTAGTCACCGCGCCATCCTGTATAGTTGCCGTGGCCGTTGCCGCTGTTACCGAAGGTGTTTCGTATAATTTATATGCACCCGACTTTGTGGATGTGGCAGTTATTGATGTGCTTGGGCCATAGAAAGTCGCTGTGTAACCTTCGAACGTGTAGGTGTTTGTAGTGCCTGAACCACCATTCTGGCTATCCCATATCTTAGCCTGCGTTTGGTTGGAGAATAATGGGTAGTAGTAACCATACGTGCCTGACGTAGATCCACTTGAACTTGTTGCCTGTAATTGGAATGGCCCTGTACTAGCAACTGTACCCCCAACTATTGTCACAGTTGGCGTTTTAGTATAACCTGAACCACCTGCAGTGACAGTTATGGAAGATACGTACTTCTTGTGGTAGTCATTCCACATTTGCCAAGGGTATTCTGTTAGTTTATCAGTGTCTAGGTTTACATTCAAAGGTCTAATTTTGCCTGTGCCTGCGTCATAAAAAGGTGGATTATCGAAGTCTGTGTAGATACCGTCTTGGGTTTCAGTCTTGTTGTACCCTAGTCTGTACTCTCTTAATTTTGTGTGGAACGGTTTGACCTCGTTTATGTAACTTTCTATCCAACTGTCTGTTCCGGTTGTGTAAGTTTTTCTCTGATCCAGTTGTCTTACAGAATTTTTTACATTTATAAATGAAGTCTTGAACATCCAATCCACGTAGGTCTGTTCGGAAAGCACTTTTCTCAAACCTGTGAAGAATAGTGTGTTGTATTCGATTGCCAAATCGTTGATGAATAGGTCGTCCCTCAAAGCGGTCAAGATGTTCCTTGTCTCTGTGCTTGGTTCTTGATCAAAAAAGTTGTCATCAAAATTATCAGCACCTGCAAAGCCTGTGGCATCCAGTGAGTAATCATACAGTTTAGTGCTTAATCTTATTGTGCCATTTTCCGTTCCGACATTGGTAAAGCCAGTCGCTGTCTTCATAAACAGTTTCCATCCGCCAGTATCGGCGTTGGTTACCTTGACGTGTTTACCTATGGCAACATCCAACGAATCCAACTCGTATTGATATGTCACCTGTTTATCAATAGGAGTGTTTTCATTGTGAGCCATTAGATGCACATCCGGGTCTGTTCCGTACCAATCTGTGTAACTCCAGTAAGCCGATGTGTTGTATGTTTGTAGTTTTGTCCTAGTAAATTCTGTGCCATCCCAAGTGTATATCGCCCAGTAATTGTTAGCAGTCTCATCAGCTTTGACAAGATATTTCACACTGCCAGAAAGTTCTGCAGTGTTCAAGTAAGTTAGTTCCGCATATGTATTAACGGATTGGTCCCATTCAAGGCTCTGTGCCGTTGGTTCTGGTTCTTTGCTATCTAAGTTATCTAAATTTATCTGTCCCGCCAGTTGGTTCTTTTTAAGCACCGTGTTTGAATAATCTATTATTTCCTTAAGGGCCGCGAATCTGTCAACATACCAACTTTGTCTAGGTCTTACACTGTTTCCATATCTCTCATTCACTGCTGACTCTGGATCTGGCACAAGATCCCCAGTGCTGTTTTTTCCAATCAATGAGTCCCACCAACGTGCTTCTATTGTGTTTCCTGGTCTGTAGTCTGCGTCTCCCTCTCTGGCCAACTTCCACACAGAGTGTGAGTCACCGTCGTAGTTGTTTGTCCTGATGTCTACGTTAAGAACTACATGGTCATCGATCAGTCCACGCACATTGTTTACCAATAATTTATTTGTGTCTGTGACTGCATAGTACCTGTTGCCAAAAGCAATAGGGTTTGCTATAAGGTTACTCACTGCGCCTACAGTGCTTTTCCTGTGTACCACACTGTTTTCAGGCAAGGTTGTCTTGCCTCTTACCCAGTAGTAGTATATGTTAACAAAACGATCCAGTCTAGAGTCATATCTCTCAACTACAGAGTACTGGGAGTCATCTCCGTAAAGTGCAGTTCCAGTGATTGTCTGTCCAGATCCCTCTGCTCTTAAATTCCATTGGCTCGGAAGTAACCTTGATTCCGTCCATTCATACACATCTATGCTTGAACCAGGAAAGATTTTACCCCAATTATTCTGTTTGTATTCTTGTGTGTCCTGCTCATACCATAACCATTTGACCGTTGAAAGGTTCCACCACGTCTCACCAAGGTGTTCTTCAGCCCATGGTGTCTTGCTGTTAGCATTGGTTCCAAAATTATATGTTGCAGGATCCCAAGCAGTCTTGATATTAATTTCTCTATCTGCCACTCCTAGTATTCTGCCTTTGATTGGATCGTAAAGATCGTAGTACTCACCAATCTCTTTACTTCTGTTGTTGAACTCAAACACTTTCCCTAATTTTTCTATGTCTATCAGTGGTGTCTCTGTTACTAAATTTTTCCAAGCGTACTCTCCGTCAGTTTTCAGATCAAAACAAACCAATGTTCCGTCTTTGCTAATTTTTGTACTACCATCTGATCCAACGTTACCGTTGTCTTGTGGGGCACCAACTAGTAGCCTGTTGTTAGTCATGCACACGCCACGTCCAAAGTCGTCGTTCTCAGTAACATTGTCGATCATAAGGCTGTCGTCGATCACGAACTTGCTGTTGTACATGGTTGCAGTGAAGGCGCCTCCGGAACCGATATTCAAGTCAACTATGCCTGTGTCCTGTAGGTCATAAGTTGTCTCTCCTGAATCAAATTTCATTTCCCTAAAACTTGCAAATTGTTCAGCGCCAATGACTGCCCTGGTGCCGTCATGGTTAATGTCCAACGTTGTTCCAAATTTGATGTTGTTACTGGTATCTGGTGCTTTTATTGTTTGCTGTAGAGTGTATGTGTTGGTTGATCCATCAGCATTCCATTTGTAGTAGTACACTGCACCGCCATCTATTTGACCGGTGCTACCATCATCAACGCCCGGAGCCCCTATTATCAGTGTTGTGCCGTCTTTGCTCATCGCTATAGACTCACCAAACGCTGTGTTCAGTGATGATCCGTCTGCTGAAACACCCGTGAGTGTCTGTGCAAGGGCGAATGAATTCTGTGTGCTACCGTCATTGCTCTGTGATGTTCTCCTGAATATCTCCACCTTGCCTGCATTGCCTGGAGCCAACGAAGACACTGCCAGAATATCACCGTTGTCGTTGGCGGCCAATCTATGACCAAATCTCTGTCCTGATCCACCATCAGGTGCTTCTATCGTGTAGTCCTGTGTCCACGTGTCGTACGTAGAACCGTCTGCCCCAACACCCCAAGTGTACATGTACACCCTTCCCTGGTTACTGTCGTGTCCTGGTGCGGAAACAAAAAGATATTTCGTTGCTGTTGATCTTACAGAACTAGATCCAGGTTCTGATATCTTATGTGCATGGCCAAAGTTAAGTCCATCATTTGCAGTGGATCCATCTGTTGGTGGGCGTATAGTGTTTAGGATTCCATACGTGAAAGTGCTAGGGTTCCATAGATATATTTTGATTAGACCTGAATCAAGTTGTCTTGTGCTGTCGTCCGAATCAAGTGTGTTAGTAAAAGGTGCACCTGCCACTACAAAGTTCTCGTCTGTGCTGATGGATAATGAATCACCTAACCTACTGGTGTTGTCATTATTTTCAGTCATTGTTGCAGTTGACTGTGTTTGGAACACAGTACCAGCAGTGCTAGAACTCCTGAATAAAAAGTGTACCTCACCTTGCCCTTTTCCTGGTGCGGAAGCAATGATGGTCCTACCATCATTACGTGCCACAATTCTGTGTCCGAACTCTTGGTCCGTGGTGCTTGAGTCAGGGGATAGTATCAATTGAGATGTGTACGGGTCTTGCTTTTCATACACGTGCCATAGGCCCGCACTGTCAGTGTCCGCAAACACTTTGTCACCCGGCTTTTCTATTTCATCTACCCTGTCTTTGTATTCTGCATAATTTAGGAGATCGTTTACATTGTCCATTGATGCCAACCTCACAGATATGAATTTCAAAACATTTCCAAAACTGTCAGCTGTGGATCCATCTTCCAATGCAGGAATAAATCCAACATTTCCTGTGTAGTCTATTATTATTGACTTGTGACTTGGCACAGCAGATACCTGGTACACGCCGTTCAAGGTAGTCTCCTCACTGTTGGATATGGCAAAGTAGTCTGCCTGTGTGGTACGTGATCCTGCCGACAATCCATGAGAACCAGTGAATGTAATCTCTAATTGTGTGCTGTCATTGATTAAAATAAGATTTGCTATTTTAAAACCAACATTTGTAATTCTAAAAACGTCCCAATCATTGTTGCTCTTATTGGCAACCCATACGAGGTCATTACCTTTGATGTTATTGATGTCAAGGTTCAAAAGATCTGCTATGTTGAATGCGGTGTGTTGCACCTGTGTAAGTTGTGGATACCCTGCTGTCTTAAAAACCTGTGCGGTGTCCCTACTTACACCCTCCTTGGTGTAGTCCAGCCTGCTGAATGTAGTCGACGCTGTGTACTCAACAGGTTTGTAATAAAAATTCTCTTTGACTATCCCACGTGACCCCAAATATGATACTGTGTCACTGCTATTGTCTAGAAGTTCAATACTCTGAGGATTTTTAGTGATTTCGTTGTCCTTCATTGTAATTTGTATGTTTTCTATAGAATCTTGATTTCCAAAATTGCCTGTCCTGATCATCCATTCAGGATATAGATCTAAACTTATATCTTCTCCTTCGTACTTGGCTTTTAAGATCTTGTCAATTGCGTTCTGTGTGCCTTTTTCTCTAATGTAACCTTGATAAAACTTATATTGCGATACGTCATTGACAAAAAGATTTTCTAGGTAGTCTCTGCTCTGATATCCTATCAATCTTTGAGCCAGTTGTTGCTGTGATTCATCGAAGTTATTAGTTTCTAGCTCATAGAAGTCGTTGAACTGCGATATCTTGTATTCAAAGTTTGGAATAAGTTGCGGCGCTGGTTTATTATCTTTCTGTGTCCAGTTTGCAGTAACAAAGCTAGTCCCCGAGTTGTGATTTGTCTTGGCTACGTAGAACTTTCCTTGGTACTCAACACTGTCTCCTATCCTGTAGTCTGTGTTGGCCAACCAGTATGTCACCTGTGCGGCGTCAAACACGAAGCCTGGTGCATAGTAGTCACCATTCCACCCTGCTGTTTTCCAACCTACCAACTTTAATCTCTGCTGTCTAAAACCAGTGCTTGGCTCATATATAATGTCCGAGAACACAGTCTTGTTATCAAATAACAATAGATGTTCTTTTTGCACTGTGTTTAGTGCAACGTTGTAAAGTCCGACTGTATCAGACTTGATGCCCAACTCAAAAGTTTTTCCTATCCTTTTGGTCGATATTTCTTTTATATCTATCTTTCTTCCGCCAGCATCTAATATTGAGTAGTCGCCTGCTAGATTCCTTAATTTTCCAACCACACTGTTATTAGTGTCGAGCTCGAACCCATCCGCGGCCGGAGATACAGTGACCGCGGCTCCGGGAGCCCAATCCTGTGTTGTCCAAAATAAGAATTCTCTTACTGCGTTAGACCAGTTTAATGTTTCTTTGATTTCAGTTGAAAACTTGTTGAATTTGAATCCCTGTGTTTCAAGCCAGTATCCATAACCAAACAAGAAATCAGCTACGTCTTGTATGGTGTCAAACACATATCCATAAGGTATTGTTTGTGTGTTTTCTTCATATGTATTGTATTGTTTTACTGTAATCGATCCCCCAACTGATACCGGTGTCTCTGTAGAAGTTTTCACAGGATAATTGAAGCTGAAATATGGTTTGACTGTGCTGTAACCTAGTACCTTGAATCCAGGTAACACAGTTGACCCATCTTCGCTGATGTCTGTGTTCTTCTCAACTAGGACACCTGAGTAGTAAAAACTTTCAACAGGATTTGAAGTTCTAAAAACTATTTTGTAGTTTTCATCAGGAATAAATTTTGAACCTGCCGTTGATCCAGGTGACACACTGTCTGTAAGCACTTTTAAATTTGCTTTATCAGTAAACCCACCTAGCTTGTAGGACAACTGGACAGTCAACTCCTTCATCTTGTCATAATAGAATGATTTGGCGTCGAGGTTTCTTGAAACCAGATAATTCACCACGTAGGGCTGATAGCCTGTTGTTTGGTATCGAGTAGTAACACCCGTTGCATTGTTGGTTTCTGTTTCAAGGTGGTACTTGGCCGTGGCCAATGATCTCCTTATTCCAGTATCTGTGTCAATTTGATTATTAGAAACGTTAGTCGAAAGCCTTGATGTATCAAAAAAGTTTGAGAAGAATTTTGCCGGCTTTGTAAGTGCCAATGTTTTTAATACGGTAAACGGAAATGCACTGGATCTCCTCCATGCCGTCTCCGCTGGGGCTTGATCTCCGAACTTCCAAGCGTTCTGCCTACCTGGTATGTCAAAATTGTCAACTACTCCTGCCGCAAGTGGATCCAGAAGGTTGCCAGATGCATCTACCGGCAAGTATGTTTTGATCTCAGGCTTACCGTACCTTCCGGTCTGTGTCGCTATGGCGTTCCACAGCACGTCATTTGCAGATGTGTACGGTGCGGGGCCATATGTTGCCTCCCAGTCCGAAGGCTTTTGGGAATTGCCTAGCATCTCCCATGGTCTCACGTGAGGTGCATCAGTGTCATAGAAATATTTGTATATGCCTCTCCAGTGTCCTGGTAGGTTCTCACCAGTCAGTCTTCCTTTCGATCTAGAATAGTTGTATGTGAATGGGGATCCTTCTGAGAACACAGTGTTGTTAATGTATTGCACGTTGTTCCGACCCGCCCATTGATAAAAATCAGGACCCATTACATTGTCTATCTCTGTAGACTTGTATTCTGTAGAGCTAAAAGCACTAGGCATCACGTCATTTATTTCAAGTAAATCTGAATCATATGATACCTTAATATTGTTATAAATCCTTTTCTCTAGTTCTAAAATAAGATCATCACGTTCGTCACCGTATGCTTTTATAATTGATCCATCGTGTTTCCTTATCACGGAAGTGTTTGTGAGATAAGTGGTATCAGTGTATATTTCAGGAGTGTATTTCGGATACATTCCCAATTTGGTAGGCGACGGTGGCATGTAACTACCTGTGGTGTCCTCGTAATCTTTTATTACAATTTTATCACCCTCGACTAGGGCTTTGGAAATGACTACACTGTCATCTACAGTGCTGAAAGTGTAATCTGTCCCTAATAAAAGTTGGACGTCATTCAAGTACACATAAACTGCCCTGTTACTTGTTTTTGTAATAGTGTGTTGCGAGTCTAATGCATATTCCGTCTGGGTCGCACCCATTACAGTGTATGACCTTTTGGAAACGTTTTCACCATAGCCTATCATGTCTTCATAATAGAATGGGAAACTGCTGTTTCTTCCTGGAGTTATTGCCGCTATAATTTCGTCAACCCTATCTGTGGCCACGCCTTCGTACGCAGTGCCTGTGGCATGTGTAAGGAATGCGTTGTACCATTTTTCGTATTCCTTATTTGAATAATCGATGGCTGTAATTGCATTTGAATCTTGATCTATAATGCTAAACACGGCAGGAAGCAATGGTGCCTCGTGTTGCTGGATGCTACCACCTTTGAGTCTAGCGTCTGGTTTGTCCCTTAGGTTGGACACACCTGGAATACTGCCGGTAACCTCCTGATTCCTATCTAATATGTCTCTGACATGATTTAGTATTTGCCCAAAGGTGAAAGTACCTAACTGTTCGTTAAGACTGTTGGTTGATAAATTTTGTGGTACCTCATATATACCTTTATCACTTACTTTGTCAGCACTGCTATACGTTGCAATTCTAACCTGATCGTCTACGGCAAGTTTGTTGTTAAATTTTATATATTTGTTTGTAGTTCCGTCAACTAGTGTGTAGTCTGTAGTCAGTGTTTTCCTAACTCCGTTTATGTTGACAGACACCTCTATGTCAGATAGTAAAGCTGAATTTTTATATACATCAATTGGAAACAACTGTCTTTCTGTTGCATCAACTATTAAGGTCCTTACGACACGCTGTTTACTGTTTACTGTTCTTTTTATCCAAGAACTTCTGGAGTTGTGTGTTGTACGTCCTGTGGTGTAGTGTAGGTGTCCTTCCCCTAATTTTTTTGTTACAGTTGTTGTGCCACTTTTGTAGGTGAAACTTCCTGATGTATGATCGGAATCAAAAACTATATCTCCAACATTGTTGATTGTGTTGTATTTTACCTTTATACCAAGTACGGTGTCTTCGGTTGCTGTGTCTGAAGTTGCAAATTCAAAAACTTTTGCTCCTACAAACGACGAGTTTGGATACGTAGTAGGATCATCAAACGATACATGATTATTGTCAAACATACTGAATAATGGTTGTTGATTTACTTTTGTTTTTTGTTGTGACTCCTGCCATGAGGTTGTTGCAAGATCGTAATTGAAAGTTTTTCCTTGGTTGTCTGTACCAAATTCTATGAACACACTGTCATTAACTCCTGGTACACCGTCAGGCTCCTGTGTCAATGATATCACCTGTGAACTGTCACCTGCAGTCGCAAAGCTGACTTTGTATATTCTGCCTTTAACAGTTGGATCAGTGTCTGCGGCAAAAATTACCCTCATGCCCTCGGCTAGAGCAAGTCCATCTATTATGTAACCTGTTTGCAGTACAACGTTGCTGAACGCATCAGTGGTTACTGTGTCGTACAAAGTTACAGATTTCTTGGCCACTGTTCCATGGTTGTACAGTGCAAGTCCCGAATCAAACTCTATGATTGGTCTCTTGGCCCTGTCGCCCTCGTCCAAATTAGGAGTAAAACCTCCTACCCTGGCTGTCTCTTCGATAATGGATTTGTGAAACCATCTGTTGTACCTGGACCACGCATTTTGGTCTAGACTGTCTCTTTTTATTGTGATATAATCTGTAGTATCTGGAGTGTAGTAAGCCTTTGCATATGGTCGTGAGTCATAGGCCACGGAATCATAAAGTATAGTAGACTCTGTGGCATAGGATCCAGGAGTGATAAGATCCTCAACGTTCGTCAGCGTGATAGCGTCACCAACACCTTCAACATAGTATTCTTTATCTTGATACTCAGTCGGTACCAGACTGTTTGTAAACTTCACCTTCATTCCATTTGAAAGATCTAAAGTCCTTAGACTATAATTTTTTACACCTATAATGTCGTTGTCAGGATTTATTTTAACCGTGCTGGTGATGTCCCTTATTTGTAATATACCATACATGGCATCATGATTGCTACATTGATAGTAAAGTGTGTCAGGCACACCTGCAGTCGGAACTGTAAATGTAACCGTTCCATAGTCTGCACCGTTGTTTGTAACACCAGTGTTAAAAAGTGTGGATGTTGAACCATCCTCCGAAACTTGGCTTTTGTATGGTTCAGTCATTATGTAGAAAGGATGTCCTTTTGCATTCACATTGAACTTGTATGTGTTACCCCTGTACAAGGTAATACTAGGATTCCTCTCATTTTCCCTGTGCGGGAAACTGTAACCCCTTGCAGAACTTCCATCAGCTTCTGCAATTTCTACTTTGTACTCTGCAACAACAGACGGCCCAAGCGTATCTATCTCTATTGCACCAGGTCCCTCCGGTATCCAATAGTACTCCCTGTAGTTTACCAATTTGTCGTAGTCAATTGCTGGATTCCAACTGTAGACTGTCTCTTTGTTCAATCTATCATGATTGTCAACATTACCACCGAAATACTTTATTTGATTAAGGTAATCATCATAGGTACCCGTGAACTGTACTTGGTCTTCTGGATTTATTGACGTTGTGTCTTTGTTCGTGTAAGTTACAGCAGGTTCAAGTTGATAAGCCATCCTGTCTCTGCTGGTTGCCGGCAAATACCTGTCAGTGACATCTCTAGTGTAGGCGTCCTGCCTGCCGATAAACCCATCTAGTCTTTCTAGGTTACCTTGCTGTATCAAAGGATCAATCGTGCTTGACAAGAATCTTTGGTTAGTATCTGTCCTGTAGAAAGCAGGCAAATGTTGCACAGATCGTCTGTACTCGTTGGTGCCTTGCTTTACAACTTCATTGTTTGCTGATGGATTTGTTATATTGTCGGCCATTAATATCCTGATCCACTACTGCCCGAACTTGAACTTGAGCCGGAACTGGTTGTAGTAGAGCCTGATACTGCTGATCCTGATGTAGAACTTGTCGTGGCAGTTGATGTTGATGTAACCACAGTGCCAGAGGATGCCAATTGGTTGGCTCCAAGTGCAGTTATGATAGAAACATCATCAACGGTGGCCCCACTGATAAAAATTTCGTCCGCCGCGGAATTCAACTGAAACAGAGATCCAAATGTCTGTCCCGATTGATTTGGTACAATGACTACCGTCAACAAGTCTGGAGCCAGTTGGTTGTGTATGTAAGCGGCTAATTCTGTAAAATAAAATGCATCACCAAAATCCCAATTATCAAGTGCAAAGAATTCGTTGATAGCGGCAATGACACGTGTCTTAATGACTGCGTCCGACACGTTTGTCTTAAGATTTTTAACAACCTTAAATGTTGCCTGCAGTTCTTCTTCTGCATTGGTACCAAATAGCACTTTGTATTTTACCGGATGGTAGACTATTTGATCGGAGAGTGATTTCAGAGGATTTAGTGTCCCTGAATAACTTATCCTTAACTGATCCGCAGTTGACGTGTCTGGTTTAGTACCACCGTCTTGCAGATAGATCCTGTATAGATTATCATACGTCCTTTCTAAAAGATATACATCTACTATGTTGGAAACGCTGGGATCAATCCTGGTTTCCTGCCCTGCATGATGTTTGTATTGGAAACTTATACTACCTCTGCCTTTCCTTGCTATGTAGTCAGTGCTAGTTGTAAGTGTATTTGTAGTGGAACTGTATTTTTTAACTACATCTTCATCCTCGTCATAAAAATAAAATAATTGGCCGTCTGTGTAATTTCCAGTGCTAAGATTAATATCTGCCTCATTTTGGCTCACAACAAAATTAGAGGAAGCGTATGGTTTATATCGTTCTATTTTGTCATAAGAAAGATATTTTTCAGAGAACACAAATTTAGTTGATTCTGAGACAGTTGGTTCAATTATAATGTCGAACAGTTCAGGATTGTCAACTACCCCGTCATCGTCATCATCAAAGAAACCAACTTTAACTTTCCTGTTGTCCTGGAATCCGTCTGATTCCGTTACTGTGTCCACAACTTGCCAAGTTAATGGGTAACCAATACTATTACCTGATGAAACAATGCTGTTGGTCTTTAATATTTTTACTGTGTCTTTTACGCTCTTACCAGTTTTATAATCATAAATTTTTTCCTCAAGGTCATAATGAAACTTGTTCTGCGATTCTGATTCAAAGATGTAATCTAATTTTCTGAACTGCACTGTGTAAGTGTTTCCGTCATTCGTGAACTTGAACCACCAACTGGCGTCTGCGTTTGTTCCTGCTGTGCTACCTTGATTACCGAGGCTAAAAACTGTGCTAGCCGATAAGTTAGTTGAAGTTATTACCTTCCATGTTTCTGTATCAATGTCGTATCTAAGTCCAAATTCTTCATACGCTTCAATTCTAGCTATAATATCTGCTTCAAGTGTTGCTGAAAATGACGTGGTAAGGTTAGGGATAATTGCATTTATCACGGAACCATTTGGAACTATGTTGTTCAAAGTCACAGGACCTACGCCTGATTCTAAATTTCCCAATCCACTGTTGGCACCATCTAGCACGACCGCTCCTATCTTGGCCCATAGTCTATCCTCTGCATTGTCCGTTGTTGAAGTAACCAAAGTCCCGTTTAAGAACTTTCTAGTGTCTGGGGAAGTGAACTTGACCAATGCTCCGGGTTTGGCATACTTTAAGTTGGAAGTGGCCGAGTCACCTATTACTAATGCACCACCTGATGTGAAGTATCCAGTGTTGGTGTTAGTGGAAGTTGTCGTTGAATTCCATGTTGCAGTAAGAGTGCTGACATCTTTTGTAGCGTATTTTAAATAATAAAATTGCCTTGCGTATGCTTCCTTTAACTTGGCTTCCACAGATGTATCTATTGTAGACTGTATGTCACTCCTGTTGTTGAAAGTAAAAGTAAACTGTTGTGTTGATTCTTCCCTGTAAAGTATTCCATCCTCTGCAAACACACTGACGTTTGAATAAGCACCTGTTGGATCTAAAATTTCTTTGGCTCTGCTTATGCCTGAGGCTGACCTGTTTACGGATCTCACTTTAACAATCTCCTGTGATGCAGACAAGGGAACCACTTGGTAGTCCTCAGCGGTTATCATCCTGTTCTGTGAATAATAAACCTGCGATGCTTTTTCCTTAATTGATTCGTTGGATTCTGTCGCCGCTGAATTGTAGACACTTGCCTTTAAACTTATACTCAAGGTTAACGACTGCTGAGCACCGTTGGCATCAGTATAAGGCACGGTCAACTGTACATTCTGCATGTCGGCTGGTTGTATAGCAAACTTGGCATTGTCGCTGACCCTATAGTAGGTCCTGAAACTGCCTAGTGGTATGTTCGAGAAGTTGCCATCACCAAATACAAAGTCTATAGCGTCGTTATTCTTAGTCACTACATTGTAGGTATTTCGCTCCGCTTTGGACAATGAATTATAAATTGCATTGTTTCCAGCTAATGACGGAACCTTAGACCACAAGTTCAATATCTGTCCAAACTGATCTAATTTGTATAGCCAAATATCCGAGTCGTTAATATTTGTTGTTTCTAAACTTTTTACGTAGTTTGTTACTGATGTATCAACAGTAAAGTCTGTTTGCTCTAATGTTCCTTGTTTAAAAAGAAAAAAGAATCCTGTGTTGTTTGAACTGTCACCAGCACCGTCTGTTCTGTATGTGTATGTCAGTCCTGTTCCTGGCACAGGTGATGACTCATATATAGAATCTGAATCTGTGATAGTGCTTGAAACAATCTCAAAATTTCTGCTTATGCCTCCGACACCTTTAGTAAAATTAAATACAGGCAGATCCAACTGGTTAGAACTTAATGTGTAGACTTCCGTGTTTATGCCGCCTATTTTCCCAGACTCTCTTGGATTGCCAAACAGTTGTCCGGTTTGGTTTGCCGCATTCAAAATAGCAGTAAACTGCTCTCTGTAGTTGGCGTTTGCGGAATCATTCCATATGATATTTGAATTTGCTAAATTCGTTCCAGAACTGTCTAGCACATCTTGTGATGTGGATATACTATCTATCTTCAATAGTCCTGTTGCAGGTTTGTTTCTCTTGGCATTGTAGTTGATTAGCCGTGCTAATCTTAATACTGAATTTCTTCTTTCCGCAGTTTCAAGGAAATTCTCCCTAGCGTTTAAATCAACCCTAAAAGATAGGGCCTGCGATATGTATGCTATCAGATCTATAAGTGCCACGTACTCCGAACTCTCTACAAAATCGTTGAAATCGTCTGGGTAGTTCTCACGGAGATAGGCAACCATAGTCCTTCTCAGTGTCTCAAAATCGTAAGATTTGAAATCCGCCTGTTGGAATGCCTGGTAGATCTTTCTCCAATCTTCCGCTACTAGTAATCTGTTCTGTCTATCTGTTGTGGCCATTGTGTATACAACGGTATTTATGTGTTAGGAAATGTGCGTATATTAAGATAGACGCAATAGTGAGTTTTCGTCAAAATTGAATCTCAATTTCTCTGTAATGTTAAGCGGAACATATGTAATAGTGGCCTGTATGGCTATGCCCTTGTCCGCTTCTGTTACCAATATCTCTTCTGTTGCAATACGTGGATCAGCATTAAGATTGGCAGTAACATCCTCAACAATGGCGTCTTTAAGTTGTTCTGTGAATGGTTCGAATATGGCATCATATATTATAGTGCCGAATTCAGGGTTCTCGACCCTCTCGCCCTTACGTATGCTTAATCTGTTGATGAGGTCCTGCTTGGCAACCTCAAAGTCATACAGTTTGAAGTTCTTCTTGTCGGCACGTGAACTGAAACCCTTGAAGGTTACAGACTTGTTTGATAAGCCACCTGCTCCTGAACCTGATCCTGAATCTCCGTATGCCATATACTATATTTACGCTATGTCGTCTCGCTCTCTGCCACCCGCCGGTCTTGTGTAAGGCTCATGTGTCACAAAGCCTCCTACAGTTGTTTTTACCTTAACTTTCTCGTAGTTTGGTTTTCCGTTTAAAATAGGTTGTTGTGCAATAACATCTTGTTTTTTTGTTTCCTGTATTCCGACTTTTACGCTAGTTGGTTTTAACCAACCAGGTCCCATGTTAGATCTTGGACCAACTGAATTTAGATGAACCTGACTACCACTCGCTAGATCGATCCTACCGTCTGCACTGTGGAACTGTATACCTTTGGTGTGGGAAGTTATACCATCCCTAGCAAAGTTCCTTACACTGCCTTTCTGTGAGGCACTTAATATTCCAGACTCACCCATAACGTAAACATATTTCTCTGCGTTGAGCACTAAGTTCTCTTCAGCGGTGAATTTAATTTTCTTTCCTGCATGGAAGTTTATATTATCATCTGCGTGTAGATTAAAATCTCCCTCTGCCCGTATGTCTATTCCCTTGTCTGAATATATGCTGATCTTTCCATTCTTGTCCATCTCTATAAATGCCTTGCCTGATCCGTTTGCAAGATAAACAACACCTTCGGTGTCGTGCATCAATAATTGATGACCTGATGCCGTCCTTAATCTTGTAAGTTGATTGTTTCCTTCCACATCTCCATCGTCAAGCACAAAGGTGTGTCCTATTTTCCTTGCTACATAGTCTTGTCGTTGCGAGTTTTTGACTCCAACCAATTGCCTGGTCGAATCTGTGTCCTTAGGGCCAGGTGTGCTTATGCCAAACACATTACTCGGAGTTTCCCTTCTAGCAGAACTAGTAGTGGTACCTCTAATCTCATCACCCGATAGTCCTTGATCGGCAAGTACATTAGCAAATGGATGGATAGGTTTATTAATATTATCATAATTGGTTGCGGGATTGATTCCAGCACTTGTTCTGTTTACTTCTCCCGCCGGTACATTTTTTGTTCCATACGTTGATTGCTTGTCTTTTTGGAAACCTGCATCCGGACCAGTGAATGTCCCATCCAAACTGTCATGTGTTTTTGTGCTGGCCGCTATACCTGGCACCATATGGTTGGTAACAGGATCTTGTAAACAACCTATCCAGAATGCCTGTTCTAATTTGCCTTCTGCAAATATCACAAGCACCCTAGTACCAATGTCGGGTGGCACTGCCCAGAAACCATAACTGTGTTGACTGTCTTGGTATTTCGTAGATCCTCCGATGTTATACCTTACATCCTTGGCGCCATAAAAAGGCGAAAGATATTCACATGTAAATAGGTTACTGCTTATAGGATTTGCTGTCTTACTCAAAGCAGGAATGTTTACCTGCAGTCTGCCCATCCTTAATGGATCAACATTATTCTTTACTATGGCTATGTATGGACCGGGCTCTCCGCCCATCCACGACTTGTCACCTCCTGGTGCCTTGCTTGTTGAAGAGTGTCCTTTTAAATAGTCCTTACCTGCCATTACGCCATCCTATCATCTTCCCTAATACTCCAAATGTTCTCATTTTCACGTGAGAGCTGGATTGGGTTCTTGACACTAGTTATAACATTGTTTTTCTTAACAATTTTTTCATTTAAGGTTTTTGTAACTGACTTATCTTGATTATTGAAACGTACCATGGTAAGATTCTGTGTGAATTTTCCATCAGTGAAGCTATGGGCCACCTGTACCACCTTGTACAGACCGGAAAACACCTGCCGTTGATCGTTCGATATTTCGTAAACACCTGTCATGTCATTGAAATCCTGCGGTGTCTTAAATGTCAAGTTGGTCACCGGCTCCGCCACATCATAATTGTAACAACGAAGTTTTGGATTCCAAATGTTGGTTTTTTCGCCTCCTCTGAAAAATTCTAGGTTATTATCAATTGAGCTACCATTTGAATTTACAGGTGTTGCTGGGATGAATTGGCTCTGCCCAAGCCATGCAGGGTCTCCTAAAATTTCCATGTTTATTACTACCATGTCTGCCTGTGGGTTTGTAATGGCATCAAAAAATGCATCTACTCTGTTATCGCCCTTTCCTGTTCTGCCATCTGTGCTAGATTTGTATAAAGACACTTCACTCTTGAGGGGCAAAAGTGTTAAATGATCCGGCATATTATCTGGTCGAGTCCTATTAGTAGGAGTACCTGTCTCTTCTGTAGTGGCATCATTACTAGTTTCAAACGTCCTGGCATCATTGGCTTCAAGATCTTTCAGCCTTGATTGATAGTATGCAACCTTATAGTTTATGTCTAGGTTTTGAATGTCAACATTATCACCTGTAAAGATGTAATTGTATGCTTTGGCCACGTAGGTTTGGTAATTTCTATCCTGGTGGATGCCGGCAGTTGCCAAATTGTATGCACTGATGTAGTATGGTTCCACCACAATTTTTATTATCTTCCGATTAGTTTGTCGAATCTCGTCAAAGTCGAGAGTAGGCTCAACACTAGTTCGTATTCTAAAATATTTAAAATATGTAGACAAGCCATCGTTAGGATCAAACTTATCAGATCCTTTTTTGGACACCGCCTCGCTCCATTTATCAAAACTTACGGCCCCGTACTTAGGATGGGTCTTCATTAAATTTTCTAAAAGCATAGGTATACCAACAGCGGACGAAAATTTTATGAATGTCATCTCAAATGCTTCTTCCCCGGGCGCCTGATTAACATTTGTCTGGGTCATGTCTGCCTGTTGCAGTAGTTCATATGCAAGTTGTTGTTCCGGGTCTAGATCTTCGCTGATGGAAATTTCATATTTGTCAGGATATTGGTTGAATTTGCTATCCTTCTCCTGCTCATTTTGATCGTTCAAAATGTTTTGTAGATCAACTACGGCATCTTTAAATGTTCGATTAGTGGATTTCAAACTTCCACTTGTCCTAGGATACATAAAATTGTTTGTGAATCCAAACTCATTATATGGTATTGCCTTAATGTTATAGTAGGATCCGCCTTGATTCACATCGATGTCCATGGTAATCAATTTAACAGGAATGACCCTTTTAATAAAATCCGATTTTTCTTTTATCGATTGGCCATTTTCATCAAAGCCTACGAATTCTATGGTAAGCATGTAGGGTGCATCTAGGTGATCTAGGAAACCGTTGTTGGCCGCCGCGGCCTTTATTTTATCTAATAATGTGATCCCTGAAGGCTCTACTAGCTCCATAGTAATATTTGTCACACTGGTTAACCGTCTTTTTTCATTGAATCCTGGTACAGATGTAAGTTCAACATTTCTAAAATACAAATCATGGTCTCTTTTAAAGGTCCTGGAAGCCTGTCCTAGTGACGCTCCTACCCTTCCCTTGTCTACTGTCTTGTTAAATTCATTAGTGGGATCTCTACGACTTTCCCTGTTGTTGGCTGATGCCTCCGTGTGGCTCGAGAAGTTGGCGTCCGATATGCCACCACTACGAGCAATTATGTCATGTGGCTTGCCTTGGAAAAACGTTTTAGGATTTCGCAACTCCTGTGTACTCAGTGCTGACAATGTAAACAGTGTATTATATGATGCAAACTGATGCAACACATTAGGGTCTGGAGTGATAGGAAGTTGATTTATGCTACGCTTCCTGGCGTTGGCCGCGTATGTATATGAATCGGTTGCCATGACTAAATTCCTATGTCTTTAAGTAGGTTCTCTTTCTTGGGTAACTGAACTGTCACTCCTGGTTTAAAGTCATAGATAGGATCTTCGATCTGGTCAGGATTTCTTTGAGCAAAAACCCACCAGAGTCTTGGCGTACCATAAAGGTCAAAGGCCAATAGATCTGGTCTGTATGCGTAAGTTCTTTCGATTGTGTAACTTGGGTCATCTTGCTCTGCGGTTATAGTTCTTGGATTCAGGATGTCTAAGTAGTCTGCAATTTCTTCAGTTTCAAAATAAGGAGATGTGTTCGAATACTTGGCCATTAGATGAATCCTACCTCATTGCCCTTACCGTTCAATTCACCTCTTACAAATTTTTTCATTGAGAAGTTCTTAATTGAATCTCTGCTGTATATTGGTGTCACTAACACAGATATATTTGACAGCGTAGGTGCCCATGATTGATTTTCGCCAGCCTCCACAGCGGCCGCTAATGTTGGGTCTACTCTCCCTTGCCCATATCCCGTCTGTGACTGTTTTGTTGATATGTAGTCGATCCCTGGTCTAAGTTCTACGTTGAATGTGTTTATAACTACAGGTACCCTATTAAACATATGATCACCATAACCAAACAAGTGCATGATTGGCGGTGGATTGCCTTTCAATCCTTCTATGCCTCCCTCTCTACCAAAAAACATTTTTGTAGCAGTCCTTAGAAAGTTTACAGTTGCGATCCAATGCTTGGCGTCCTCCGAGTTCTGTACAGGATATTCTCCAATGATGTTCAATGAATCGACCTGTGAATTTTGGTATGCCTGGTGTGGAAAGTTGCTGTGTACCTGATCCATGGCATTATAGTTCGCTGAATGTTGTATTACAACTGCAGGAGTTAGGGGCCAAAATATGCCTCGTGACGAGGCCAAGGGTTTCATCAATGGATTGTTCTCAAAGTCAAAGAACTTGGTCAGCGGTCCATCTGGCACTTCCAGTCTTACACGCCAATCTTTCTTGTCGCTACGTCCAGACCATTTTGCTCGAGCCTGCACTATCCTACTGTCAGTAGAAATACCTGCACCGGTGAGCCTCCCCAGGGTCCTGTTAAATATCCCCGATCCCACGTTCTTTACTATCTTACCTATTTCTCCAAATGCCATTTAAATGGTTGCTTTCCTTTGTAAAATTTCGTATACTTTAACTATATTTATAGGCATTATTCTAGGCGCACTTAATTCACCATACGGCACGATTCAACAGACCTGTTTGTGGTCACTTTACATTATATACAGAGAAGGAATTTATGAAGAGAGTCAAGTACCTAAATAACCGAGATCTGTTGGCACAAATACACGCCAGCAAGAACACCTACTGCTCATATGTTACGCCGGAGGACGCACGGTATGATTTAATTGTACCCAATCTGAAGAAGGTCAACGCCAGTGCTGTGGCACAGGCACGTAAGGCCAAGGCAAAGAGGCTAACACAAGAAGCATGGGAACAGGCCAAGGAAGCAGGACTTAAAAAGATAAAATTAGCGGACTACACAGTGAGTCCAAGAAAGATAGAGAAAACAGATCTAGTGTTCAGGGTAATGATGTTCGACCACGTACCAATGGACAACGAAAGGAAGAAAAATCCAAAAAGCACTGCGGACCATCACTCCAAGGTCAACTTTCCCCCATTCCAACATTACAAATTTGACAAGAATAGCAAACTAATCTGCGTGGGCAAGAGTCATTGGATTGGCGGAATGAGCAACGGACACTTCAGCGTGGACCATGGCAAGATGACAAACCAGTTGGCCATGATGTACATGAAATTGTGTGAACGTTATGGCACAAGGGCAAACTGGAGAGGTTACACATACAATGACGAGATGCAGTCACAGGCGCTGATGCAATTGAGTCAGATAGGACTACAGTTCGATGAATCAAAGTCGGACAATCCGTTCGCATACTACACGGCGGCAATCACAAACAGTTTCACCAGAATATTGAACATAGAAAAGAAAAATCAATCGATACGTGACGACTTGCTGGAATACAACGGCATGATGCCAAGCTTCACTAGGCAGAACGAGAATGAAAGCACTGGCCCTTCGTACAAAAAAAGAATGAAGACCGCTCACGGCGACGTGCATGAAGTCAACAAGACAACTTTGAAAAAATTAAACAAAGTGTTGAAGAAAAAAGGCAAACTAGATTCAGATGATTTTGAAGACGTCAAGTTTAAGAACAAGATAGACATGACTAATCATAAACCAATCGTTAAGAAGAAATGGTAATCAATGGCATTCTTTAAAAAGGTAGCCTGTTTCACGGACATACACTTCGGCATGAAGGGTAATTCTAGGATACACAACGATGACTGTGAGGATTTCGTAAAATGGTTCATATCACAAGCGAAGGCAGAAGGTTGTGAGACCTGTATATTCCTGGGCGACTGGCATCATCATAGATCTTCAACGAATGTATCCACAATGAACTACACAGTTTCCAACATGGAAAGACTGGGTGCGGCATTTGAAAAAGTTTATGTTATCATGGGTAACCACGATTTATTCTACAGAGAAAAAAGGGAAATTAATTCCATGGAGTTCATAAGAAACATACCAAACATACATCTTGTTAACGAATGGCTTGTCGAAGACGATGTTGCAATTATCCCATGGATAGTAGGTGATGAATATAAAAAAATACAAAAGATGAAACAACAGTATGTGTTTGGACACTTTGAACTGCCGTATTTCAAAATGAACGCAATGGTGGAGATGCCAGACGTTGGAGGAATACAGACGGATCATTTTGCCAACTGTGGACAAGTGTTCTCAGGACACTTCCATAAAAGACAAGTAATGAAGAACGTCACTTACATGGGCAACGCATTTCCACACAACTATGCAGATGCCTGGGACGATGACCGAGGCATGATGATTATAGAAATGGGCGGCAAACCTAAATATATCAATTGGCCAGATATGCCGAGATACATCACTATTAAAGTGTCTGAACTACTAGAAGATCCAGACAAGTACCTGAAACCAAAAATGTATGTGCGGGTAACACTAGATATAAAAATTAGTTACGAAGAAGCGAACTTCGTTAGAGAAACGTTCATAGACAAATATCAACTCCGAGAACTACAACTGATACCAGAGCAGGTGGACAACGCACGACAACCATTGGTGGAAGTGCAGAAGTTTGACAGTGTGGATCAAATAGTTGTCAAACAGTTGCAGGGTGTGGATTCAGAAGTCTATGACAAAAACGTATTAACAGCAATTTACAACGATCTAGATGTCACGAATTAGTAAAAGAAGATTGATAAAAGTTTTAAAGGGTGATCTCGAGGAACCGCTCACCGAAAAATCATTGTTGGATCACATGTCCAAACCCGTCACACAGGAAGAATGGTTGAAGGGATACAAGAGATGGGTTGAGCAACACACACTTTCAACACCACCTGAAGTGTACGAAGCAATAGAAAAATTAGGCAAAAAGAAACGTAGGAAAAAAAATGTTAACGATTAAAGAACTTACAGTAAAGAACTTTATGAGTGTGGGGAATCAGGCCCAGGCAATAGACTTCTCTAACAAAAGCCTTGTTCTTGTAATTGGTGAGAACATGGACTTAGGTGGTGATGATGCAGGTGCGAGAAACGGTACTGGAAAGACAACGATTATAAACGCATTGAGTTACGTGTTCTTTGGCGAGGCATTAACTAACATTAGAAGAGATAATCTCGTAAACAAAACCAACGAAAAAGGAATGTTGGTTGGTGTTAAGTTTGTAAAGAATAATGTCGAGTACACTATCGAAAGAGGAAGAAAACCACAAATATTTAAATTCTATGCAAACAACATTGAACAAAATACGGAAAGCAACGAAGCACAAGGTGAGAACAGAGAAACACAAATAGAAATAAACAAATTGATGGGCATGACCCATTCTATGTTTAAAAACATAATTGCATTGAACACATACACACAACCGTTCTTGTCAACAAAGCAGGCAGAACAGCGTGAAATAATTGAACAGTTGTTGGGTATCACACTGTTGTCACAGAAGGCAGATTTATTACGTGAAAAACAGAAAGCAACAAAGCAGATGCTTACTGAGGAGAAATTGAAAATAGATGCCAGAGTGGCATCAAATGAGAAGATACAGGAATCCATTGAAAGCCTACAGATCAGATCAAACGCTTGGTCCAAGCAGAAGCAGGACGATGTAAAAAGTTTCCAAGAAGCAATAGCAGAATTGGAGAAGGTAGACAGTGAGATAGAGATTGCCAAACACAAAAAATTACAGAAGCACAACGAGATGCAAACAGCACTGAGAGGTTTGGAAAAAGAAAAAGCATATCATGAAAACTCGCTGACCAAAGCAGAAAGCACAGTGACAAAAACTGAAGCAGACCTAGAATACACTAAACAACAAAAATGTCCTACGTGTGAACAAGAACTGCACGATGATAAACACGAGCACCTGGTTGGAAAACTAAAGGCACAACTTACGGAATCAACAGAGTACGTTACAAAACTTAAAACGGATCTTGCAAAAATACAAGAGGGCATAGATGAAGTGGGAGATTTAGGACAAATACCGGACACGTACTATGACACAATCGACGAGGCGTACAATCATAAAAGTTCACTGCAGGATCTTAAGAGGCAGTTAGATCAGACCGAAAACAAAGAAGACACATACGCGGAGCAGATAGCAGAAATGAAGAAGTCTGCCATACAGGATGTCGACTATGAGAAAGCCAACGAAATGGAAGACCTACACAGACACCAAGACTTCTTGTATAAATTGTTGACTGCAAAAGATTCTTTCATAAGAACAAGGATCATAGAACAAAACTTAACATACTTGAACCAGAGACTCGCATACTTCCTGGGCAAAGTGAAACTGCCACACACAGTGACTTTCCAATCGGATCTAAGTGTGCGTATCGAGGAACTGGGCAGGGAACTGGACTTCGATAATTTAAGTAGGGGTGAAAGGAACAGGTTGATATTAAGTCTAAGTTGGGCATTCCGAGATGTGTGGGAGAGCCTTTATCAACAGATCAACTTGTTGTTCATTGACGAACTGGTGGACGCTGGTATGGATATTTCGGGTGTTGAGAGCTCGATGGCAGTATTGAAAGATATGAGCAGGACTCAGAAAAAAAATATTTTCCTAATATCCCACAAAGATGAATTGGTGAGCAGAGTAAACAGTGTGCTAAAAGTTGTCAAAGAAAATGGTTTTACAAACTACGCGAATGACGTAGATATAATAGTGTAACATGCCAGACAACGGTGCTAAAGAATTAAATCAATTATATGCAAATAACATCAAGGCCGGTGACAGATGCTTAGACATAGGCGCCAACACTGGCAGAATGTCGTGGATAATGTTGAAACATCTGCGAGGCACCGGTGAAGTCATCAGTTGGGAGCCCGACCCTATCATATTCAAAAAAGGCATAGGACACTATAAATTCAAGAACCTCAAGCCAAGATGCAAAGCAGTTTCACTAAAGGACGGCACTGAACAGTTTCACATACACGACGAACCTGGCAGGAGCCGACTTGAGTTTGTCAAGGGTGGCAAAGAGTACATCGAGGTCCAGACGGAACAGTTGGACACATGGTGGCTTAACAACAACAAACTTAAAGTAGATATTGTAAAAATAGACTGTGCGACTGACAATGCACGGGTCATCAAAAGTGGAATGAAGATGTTAAAAAATAGCAGACCAAAAATATGCACTGTTGAAGCGGAACCTGACAAGTTGTTGATTGACGAGATACTAGCAAGTGTTGGCTACGAAGAGGATCAAAATTTCAAAAGCCAATGGGATATTTGCTATCGTCCTAAAATCCTACCAACCGAATAAAGTTTATCCTTATCTTTTAAGGTATAGAAAAACATAGTCTGATCCATTCCTAGTTTTTTAGCAATCTCTTTATTTTTTTCACCATATGTGTTCCAACCGTAGTCCCTAGGGAGATTATCCATCATGAAAGATCCACATGCTGTTGTAAGTTCATTGTACTTACGCTGGGCACTTATCAATGTGCATGAGTCCATGCTACGTTGTCTTGACCATCTCAGTCCTATCCTATTCCAGGTAAAATTATACTTGGACATACTCATTGCAAATGATTTGATGTTAGGATGATCAAAATCGAAACTCCAATCCTTTGCGGCCGTGATCCACGCACAGTCTATATGAATATCTATTCCTTTTGCTTCACATTCATTTAATACCATTTCCCAATCTGGCCTATTGCCATAGAAGTAGTTTGGCATCGAGACTATCAAAGGAACACCAGGCACAAGTTCTCCCTGCTTTGTGGACTGCTTACCCATAACACTGTAGTAAGCGTACTCTCTTCCTAGTATCTGTATGTTCCATTTGTGTTTACTGGCCAGACTCTCTATGAAGTGTGTACACCCCATTATGACGTCAATACAAGGAAACTTATTCCACCCCTGGACATTATTAATTTTAGTACTTCTAAACCATTCGTCGGCTTTTGCAACAAATGTTTCATGTTCGATGTCCTTCTGTGGTTGTGTGTACCAACTGTCCTTTAACTCTGCTAGATATGAATCTTGCAAAGGAAACAGTTGGGTATCCAGATCTTGAATTGTTAAATTATCCATACCTCACGTAAACACTTTTACGATTACCTTTTTCACTCCTACCTTGTGTCCCATGCCTGCTGACGCTGTTGTTCAACAGTGCATATCCTGAATTTTCTTTGTACTCGAATGTTTTGATACTTGTGTTCTCCAAACCAAACAATGACGTGCCAATGTTATCATTGCCCAGATATATCTGAATTGCTAGTTTGATCCTGTCATCGTCTGTGTGTGGCTTAAGACTATAACCTTTGTCGTCAATCCAAAAATCAACGCTGTCAAATTTTAAGGTGGTGTCAAACTTCCTTTCAAGGGCACTTTTTATTTTTTCGTCCATAAAGAAAACTTTTAATTTTTTCATTGTGATGTCTTGGTACTCCAACATAAGTCGTGGAAAATTTTCATGTTTC